GTGTAGCCCGTACCAGAGACTTCATTCGTTGCCGAATAAGCTGTAGTAGATGCGTTAACTGTAGCGGAGGCTAAATACAACGCTGCTTTGAATGTATCAGCCGCTGATGTACCCCTTGTCGGTGCAGTACCAAAATTGTGGGTAGCTGTCATGAGTTCGCCCATGAAACTTGTAGTCATACTCTGTGTATTGGCCATGGTGGTTCCTTATGCAATTTGTGCTGCTTCAGCAGCAACGTGAGTTAATGGTTTTTTCAGAGTCACATGGGCTGATCGGTGAACCAACTCACCCTCTAGCCAATACTCCACCCAAGTGGTGTTCTCATTGTCATTATCCATGACGCCTTCTCTTTTCTCAAGAAGAGAATCATCCATTTCGCCTTTGGTTGTCGTGACAATAGTCATTATGCAATCCTTAGAATAGCGTTAGAACTGTTTGCAGTGGGGAACTGTACAGTAAATGAACTGGCCGAAGTCTTGTCGGAACCAAAGTCCAATACACAAATAGACGCGGTGTTACCGCTTCCTAAATCTTTATAAATCAAAGCGCCTCGAGCAGTAATTACACCTGTCCAAGCCACATTAGCAAAAGACCAATACGCCGCAGCCGTTGAGCCGGTCTGATTATCAAGCGTAGGCACTTGGGTGATTGTCAATGTAGACCCGCCAGCCGCATAGTTGCCGCCAGAAGCTTCGCCCGATGCTGTATAAACAGTTGTATCAGGGCCAAGACTGGCCGCTCCTGTGTACAAAGCGATCTTGTAAGAAGTGTCTGCAATGTTGCTAAAACTGAACGAGCCATTGGCCAGTCCAACCTTAAATGTGTTTGTTGCGCCTTGGGTCAACGACATATCAAGTCACCTTCTGACGGTATTGACCAGAACGGTAAGCGTCTTGACGCTCCATACCATCGCCCAAACGTTTAGCCAACATCAACGCTTCTTGGTACTTGGTGTTGTACATCTGCATCATGTCCTGCTCACCCTTCATGTAGGTGTAAGCCTCAACTAGAGAGCCATACAAGAGCACGGAATCAAAGTTGTCGCCAAGCCATGTTTGGCCACTTGCCGCAGTTGTAATAGACACTGGGTAGTAGTAATAATGCAGTTCAACATTGTAGGTGCCGTCGGGTGTGGGGCCCATCAAAAACGTCAACTCGTTGGAAATAGTGTTGCCTGTTACAGCAGGGCCAAACAAAGCGTAATAACGAGGCACACCCGTATCATCGGGTGTTGGATACGCTTGGCGGATGAAGTTCACATCCTTGTTTAACAGGTACTCGTACGTGCCAGTATTTAAATCATTGCCAGTTACATCCGTAATGACAGCCAAAGAGTACGTAGCCAGATAGTCTTCTGGCGCGGACAGGTACTTGTTGTTTGCCGTGACCACACCCGTCATATTCTTGCGAAGCGAGGGAAACTGAACCGTGTTGTAAATACGCTGCTCAGCTTGCGTGACGAACACGGGTATCTCAGCAATAAAGCTTGCTTCGGTATTTTCCGTATACGCTTGAATAGCGTCGCTGAGTGCCGTGTAGTTCATGTTTAGGCCATTGGTCCACGAGCCATGACGCCCTTAGTCGCAGCGCCTGTGCCACGAATCTTGATGCCAGAAGTTTTAACGCCGTTATAAGGATTGCTACGCTCGTTGGCCAAAGACATGTTGGCTTTAAGCGCTTGCTTGACGGGCATTTCACCCACAACAACGGTTGGTTCTTTTTTGGGTTGTCTGTATGCAGCCATGATTAGCCTCCACGACCAACAGAGCGCTGGTTCATAATTTTAGCCATATTGCGGCCATACTTAAGCATGTCGCTGTTGGTTTTGCCGCCAGCTTTGAGCTTTGTAGGCGTCTTACCGGGGTGCATGTTTTTCTCGTGCTTACCGACAGCAGATTTAATCATCTTCTTGTCTTGGGCTAAATCTTTCTTGTCCATGTTCGACTCCTTATGTCGTTGCAATAGTTACTGTACCAACTTCTACGTTTAAAACCAAGTAGTTTGGCGTTAACGCATCATCAAAATTACTTGCTCCACCAACCGGGTTCCAGCCCCACTGGAAGACCCTACTACCCTCAGACGGCAAACCTGCCGCATCTTGTGCAGAACTGTTGGTTAACAAAATCTGCAAGCCCGTGTTACCGGACTGGTAATAACTTAAATCAGGACGCGCATCGCGCACCCCTTGCGGATCATCCACCGGATACATGCCCAACTGCAACTGCGGCTGGTCAGGATCCCAACATGTATTGCAAACCAAGAGATTGTAGTTCTTAGTTTTGATAATTTCTTTACGTAATTCGTGCAGCTTAAACCGAAACCCACAGCGGTCACACTCCGCAATGGCGTTTTTGCCGGACGAAAACCGATTGCCCACTTACGTACCGCTTCCAATGTACTGCTGACGGGGCACAAAACGAACAGAAGCTTTTTCTTGGTCTTCACCAGCGGCTCTGTCCCAAGCCTCGTCATACTGCTGCTTCAAAACGTCCAAACGCTGCAACCCCTCTGGCACTTTGAGCGCAATGTAGTAAGCCAGACCTGCGGCCAAACAAGGCACAAACCGGAAAGGCACGTCCATAGTCTTAGTGCCGCTACCAGCGTCTTGGATACGGCGCATGCGCCAGTACACAAACTGATACGTAGTTCCCGCATTGGGGGTTGGCCATACAGTAATGCTGTTCTTTTGAACCAAGCTCATGGCCGCGCTTGTTGTATGTGCAGCGGCTGTTGTGTCGTCTTGCCCGCGTGTGCAGTTGTACAAGTACGCAGGCGTAGCACCAGAAGCAGGAGAAGTTTCGTTAAACCCAATTAGCTCTGAGCCAATTTGGATAAAACCTGCTGTTGGGATGCCAACAAGCGATGTAACAGGGATGGTTGTAGCTGTTGCAGAAATAGTCGCCTGCACAGTACCCGTCAAAGCACTGGATCCGCCAGTCAAACGCTGTATCCAAACTTGAATAGGACGGCCTTGGGTCAATTTATTTGGGATGGTGGCATACGTGGGCATGCTGATCCGCGTAATCGTCAGGTCGGCCTGATTAGAGGGCACGTTGGCATTGGTTCTAATAACATGGTCAAGCAGGTCAACCGTGTCGTCAGGAATAGCGTAGGTTGGCTGCCCCTGTACCAGCGTAATGGTGTTCTGCTCAAACGTCCACATGTTCACGCCGCGATTTGCCCAGTCAGCAAAAAGCAGATTTAATGAGCGACGAGCCGTGCGCAGGTCATAGCCCGTACGAAGTTCAGCACCCGCCCGCTCAAAAGCCTCCTCGACCATGTCATTGAGGTCGAGGTTAAACGAGGTGAGTCCGGAAGTAGCCATTATCTAAACCCTGCCGTTTTCTTTGCAATTGTTTTAGGTTGCTTTACGAATTGTTTCCCGGCCTTTTTGCCCTTACGCTTCGCCAACGTTGTTGCAGCGTACTCAGCAGGACTAAGACTTTTAATCGCAGCGCTAGGAAGGTATCGCTCACCCGTGTCAGAAGATTTTTTACCACTTTTGGTTCTCCATTTTTGGTCGCCCCAGTCCTTTAGGGATTGCTGCGGCTTTTTAATCACGATACCCACCGCCTGCGGCTTTATAGCGTTTGGCCATGACTTGTGCTTTTCTTGCGCTCCATTGCCCTGCGCCAGTGCCTGCTGTAGCTTCTGCTTTGACGGCATTAAAAATCCGTTTACGTAAACCGGGCTTGGTGTAGTTACCTGCCTCGTTCACTTTGGACTTTACCTTCCCGCCTTCTTTAGCCTTTGTCACAGGCGTCATACCAATTGGCTTTCCTGTTTCAGAAAACTTCATGTACTTGGCCTTGACCTTCCCGCCCTCTTTGTATTGAGTGAAGTCGGTGTCATCACGGCGAGCCTTACGCTTGCCGCCGGGCATTTTAGAGGGGGCGATGTCCCCCATTCCGCGACTGGCCATCATGACATTAGCAGGCTCTGCCGCCCTTTTTCATGCCTAGAGGGGTGCTACCCTTCATGGCAATCATTGTGCCCTTGGTCTTGCCTTTAGTAGCAATACCATCACGGCTAGGAGCCGCAGTTTTAACAGAGCCCATCTTGGCAGACGTGATGCCGCCATTAGCCATTTTAGTTGCGCCTTTTTTCTTAGCCATCATTGCCATGAAGCCGGGGTTCATTTTAGAAGCCATAGTATCACCACCTTGTTTAAAAAAAGTCATTTTTCCGTGATCGGTTTTAGACTTGTTCACCTTCTGAATATCTGGACGAGTTCTCCCGCCAGAGCCAAACTTCTTACCCTTGTCCGCTTCGTTGAAATCTTTTCCAACGCTTTGCGGTATCCCAACTTTTTTGGCAAACGCAGGGTTATGCGCTATTGCTGCCATAAAGTTGTGTTGCTTTTTACTCGTCGATGGCATCTTTTTTCCTGCGAATTAACTCAGCAAAAGGTTTACCCGCAATCATTTCAGTGATCCGCATGCCTGTCCACACAATTGTGAATAATGCGGCAACCGCAGGGAGTAGTTGCATTACCGTACCAATAGCTGTAACAGCGGCAACGCCATCCGCTACGTGCTTTAAAGTTTCAGTATTTTCTTGATTCATATTAGCATTTCCATCTTGCAAGAGCAGCCGCCTTACGGGTGGGCTTACCCTTCTCGTCTTTCATTGGGCCGGGCATACCCGACATGCGTGCGCAAAACGAGTCTTTACGTTTACCGCCTTGGGGCTGCGGAGCCTTCAGGTTGCTACCCGTAGCTGCGTTGTACTTAGCACGGCCTTTGGCAGTCAAGCCCGCCCCCTTGGATATTGGCAATTTCTCACCTCTTCCAACTGATAGGACGGGGCCTTTCTTCTTAGCCATAGAAAATTGTCACCGCAGCAGCGCTTCCGGTGTCGCAATAAATGCCTTTTAAAGCTTTGATGCCTTCGCCGGGGATCACAACGGTGTGGCAACCAGCAGCAGTTACGCCAACTTTAAGAAGTACTGTGCCTGAAGCCGCAGTAGCATTGTCATAAAAAATAACAGGACTTGCGCCCCCGGTGGTCACAGACACGTACCCGCCTTTAAGCCTAACGGGGTAGGCGACCATAGCCGCATCCGCTTCTATATATGCGCTTTTTACGTCATATTGCATCGTCATAATCAAGTTCCTTTAAAAACAGGGCTAAAAGCCCCTTGGGTTGATTAAGCGTCTGCGAATGGTGTAG